AAAACACGCGGGCGCGTGTGGTGCGCTTTCATGTTGCGGGAGGCTAATCCCGGCCCCTGATTTTGCAGGAGCAGGGCGAGTATGCCGCAGGGGGCGGCGGCGGGTCAAGGGAAATGTGTTGCGCGATTGCGAACGCGGGGTATACTGTTCCTCAATAGCGAACACTGGCGGAAACATGATAAAGAGCTTCAAGCACAAAGGGCTGAAGAAATTTTTTCTGAATGATGACAGCAGCGGGCTGGAGCAAAAGCTGGTTAATCGCATCCGCACCCGCCTAACCGTGATTGACGGAGCGAAGACCGTTGAGGGTATCAACTTGATTGGCTACGACCTGCATCAACTCAAGGGCGACCGAAAAGATATCTGGTCGATCAGCGTGTCCGGCAACTGGCGCATCACCTTTCGTTTCAAACACGGCGACGCTGAAATCCTGAACCTGGAGGACTACCACTAATGAACATGGCAAACCCTGCGCATCCCGGCGAAGTTATCGCCGAGATACTGGAAGACTTAAATGTGAGCTTGCGCCAATTCGCCAAGGCCATGGAGATCACCCCATCCACAGCCAGTCGCATTATTTCCGGCCACGGCTCCCTTTCCCCTCGGATGGCGATCAAGTTGGCTGCCGTTATGGGAGGGACGCCTGAGTCTTGGCTGAACATTCAGATCAACCACAGCTTGTCGCAGGCGCGGCGCTTGGTCACTGTTGGTCACCTGCAAAAGCTGCGACCGCAAGTTGGATCTGCTGTGGCGATGCCTACACCCTGAACTTTGAGGATCATCATGGATGAGCGAACAATTCAGCCGCTTTGACGTGGCGGATTATCTGACCAATGAGGAAGAGATTGCCGCCTATCTGGATGCGGTCATGGAGGAAGGGGATCCTAACCTGCTGGCGGCAGCATTGGGTGATATTGCCCGGGCGCGGGGTGTTACCGAGCTGTCCCGCCAGACTGGTATCAGCCGCGAGGGGATCTATAAGGCTCTTTCCGGCACCGGCAACCCCGCGATGGCTACCATCATGAAAATCACCAGCGCACTCGGCTTGCGCTTGGCTATCCTGCCGCGGGGCTCTTGCTGAAAGTCCAGTGATGCCGCTCAAGGGTCAATCCCGGCATCGCCCGGCATCAGATCGAGGTCGGCGCGGCGGTTGGTGATAAAGCGCGAGACATATGGCGGCACATTGACGGTGGACTCCACATCCACAATCTCATGGGCAATTTTGGCCGCCATCTCCCCTTCGCCGATCAGCAGATAGATCACGTCATGCTTGTTGATAGCAAAGCCGCCCGGGTTGCCCAGCATCTGCTCCGGTTCAATCAGAAAGCGAAACTCCTCCAGCCCGCCAAAAGTGGCGTCGCGGCGATCCACCATGCCTGCGGGCTGAAAGGCCTCGGCAGATAGCGCAAAGCCAAGCCCGACCAGTGACCAGTTGATTTCAGACTCATCTTCACTATTGAGCACCATCATGCCGCCCAGGGTGGGCATGCCGCCCTCCTCCGGGCCTTCTCGCTGCAGGGTGCGGCGATACACCTCGCAGTTGAAGGTGTTGGGGTGGTTGATAATCACATTGCGGGCCATGCTATTGATGCCCACGGGGATATTGGTCAGCATTACTTCACTCCTTGCAAAATGGCGATGGCCTGCTCGCGGCTGATGCCCAGTTGCGCGACCACACTCATCAGTGCCGCTTCGGCCTTTGGATCCCCCGCCATCACCTTCACGCGCCTGCTGCCGGACGCCACTTTGGCCGGTCGGGTGGTGGTGGCGCGACTCTGCTTGCGCAGTGCCTGGCGGGCGCGGTCATAGTCACGATCACCGGTGCGGCCGCCGTGAGTGGTGGGGCGCAGTGCCTGCTTCTGAATGATCTTGTTGGCGGCCTTGTCGCTGGTGCGAACGGTGCTGCTACCGTCCACACTGGCGCGACCCTTGGTGATGGCGCGGGTCAGAAACTGCTGCACCACCCCACTCCCCTCGATCTCGGCCATCACCCGCAGTACGTGCTTGCAGGCAACCCCGGACAGGTTTGGGTTTCTGATTTTGGGGTAGCCGTTTTCCGCGCGTCCGGCGTTGTAGTTGCCCACCGTGGCGATATAGCGGTACCAAAAGGTATGGCGGCCGCAGTCGCAATCAAAGCGCACCTTCTCTTTGCGCAGCAAGGTAGCCGCCTTGGCCGGGGTGCGATCGCCCGACGCCACGGCGGTGGGGTATCCCAAAAACTGCACGGTCACGAAGTGGCGGATGGCACCATATTTGCGGCTGGCATTGGTGACAAAGCGCACCTCCAGCGAGTCGATAGAGCGGTTATTGCCCCTCGCTACCCGCCCGGATGACGGAACCGCGACTGTTATCTCTTCGCGTGCCCGCTTGCGGTCGATGGTTTGCGACATGTCGATCACCTGGCGGGCGGTGATCCCGCCAACGAAGCGCTTGCCCAGCACCCGGGCATTTTGCCGAAACGCCGCCAAATCATCGGCGGTCAGGTCGCGCTTGATGCCGCCGAGCGTGGTCTCCAGCAGCCGTCCGGCATCATAGTCGCCCTGCAGCTCGTTCGGATTGAGGATGGTTTGAGCGCCGCGACGGCGGGCAGCATCCGCTTTGGCGAGCGCTTTAGCCTCGGCGCTGGAGCCGGTCAGCTTGCCAATGGTCATGGCTGCACCCGCCAGCTCGGTTTATCCCCATCGCGGTACTGGTGGCGCGACTCAAAGCCCGCCGCGAACTTGAGTTGGCGCAACTGCCCCTCGGTTGGCAACACGATTGCCTGCTGCTCGATGGGCGCATCCACCGCATCAATCCCGGCAGCGGCCAACACCGTCATAAACTCATCGACCCGGCCGTAGACGCGCCGCGAAATCAGCGTGGCATCCCAGCGCTCGTCTGGCTTCACCTCGTAGGTGATAACCTGATCCCACGGCTTGACGCTGACCGCGAAATCGCGCACCAGCCGCCAAAACACCCGCGCCGCCTGAGTGTTTTCATCAAGGTTGCTCACAGCGTCAACACCTCCCCGCCCAGCAGGGCGGACAACTCATCCATCATCCCGACCACATCCGCCACGGCGCCACTCTTGGCGGCATAGCGGCAAATGGCCAGTGCGGCCACGTGTGCGTTACTGGCATCTGCCGCAATCCGGTAGCGCGGGCCGCCGGTGTCCACGCCATCATGCTCGATAGCTGAGCTAGGGTCGGCCATGGCGGCCAACTCACCAAAGCGCAGCAGGGCGGTTTTGCCATCGCTGGCCAGATTACCGCGCAACTGGAAATAGGCGCTGATGGCGTCATGCAGGTGATCGTGAGTGAAGGTGGCATCGCGATCACTGCGAGCGTCAGACGCGATGACGATACAGTCCTCAAAGCGGGGGATCATCGCGATGACCTTGGCAATCACCAGAATACCGGAGTGCTCATCGAGCGCCCCCAGCACGGTGACGGGCTTGCCGGTGTAGCCGCTGATATTGGCCTGGATCTTGATCATGGCGTCAATTCCTTGCTGGCGATGGTCACCTGCTCGGTCAGCGGGAAGCCAGCCGGATCCGCAGTGCCTGGCACCCCCAGCCCATCATTGGGCTCCCCTTCTGCCGGGGCGCTGAATAGCGGGATCGAGCAAACCAGCGTCAGATCGACCGCCAGCGCCTTGAGGTTCTTGCTGCCCGTATCGATCGCCATGGCCGGGTTGTCTGGCGAGGCCACTAGCACTGGCAGGCGGTTATCCACTCCGGCATAGGGAAAGATGGCGTCAAAGCCGCGATTGGCGGGAGAAGAGAGAAACAGCAGCAGCTGCGCCGCCAGACTCTTGGCGGTGGGCTCGTCATGGGCAAAGATGGCGATCTGCGCGCGCACTTCACCGGCTGCCAGACGCATCTGAAAGAAGCGATGTTTGGCATCCCCCGGCAGTTGCACATCGATGGCGTCGGCCACTTGCGTGCCCATATTGCCTGCGATGGGGGTGTAGTCCCCGGCAATGCCCACCAGGATCACCGGCAACTTCGGCAGTCGCCCCGGCGCTTGCGCGCTGTCATTCTTCAGCCAAGCGCCTAGCATCTCCTCCGCCTTATCGACCATGCGCCCCGGTGCCCAGGCCACGCACTGCGCAAAGCCGCGCGCGGTGAACTCCTCCAGTGGCTTGGTGGTGGGTGCCAGCTCACTGTAAAACGCCTGCATGAATCCGCCTAGCGCGGCCTTGATGGGTTCAAACATAGGGGATCACCCGGCTGGACAGAGACAGATATTCGCGATCTTCGGCGGCGCGATCGTGGCTGCTGTCGGGGTTCAAGAACTGCGGCAGCGCCGTGGCATCAAGAAAGCACTGGCGATCGCGGGCCAGTTGGGCCAGCTCGGCCTTGATCCCCGGAGTGCTGGCGCTATCGAGCGCGGCGGCAGCCAGTTGGTCACTGGCGCGGTGATTGGCGCGAGCCAGCAGCTCCAGCAACTCATTATTGTCTTGCTCCAGCTTGGCGGCAGAATCGAGCGCCAGCGCCACCTGCCGCTCCATCACTGCCAGTAGCGCCTGCTGCCCCTCCATCCGCTCTTGCTGCTCGGCCAGTAGCACGTCCATAAAGCTCAGGCCACCCTCAGCGGCAGAGTCCAGCAGAAGCGGATAGCCGCGATTGGTCGAATAGTTGGGGTCATTGACCCAATCAAAGCCGTACAGCTCGTGATCGGTCGCATCGATGGCCGAACTGAAGCCACCCACGCGATTGGCATACATCCGCGCCGCGATAGCGCCGGGCTCGGTGTCGAGAAACTCGGTCTTGTGCTCGATATCGCCGTTCGGGTGCGCCTTGAGATAGACAGTGACCACGGCGGGCTCCACCGAATGGGCCTTGCCATTAAACAACCCGCCTTCGGGCGGCTCCATGCCAAAGCGAATGCGCGGCCAGTGGCCCAGATACCCCAGCATGCCACGGGTGGCCACTCGCTCCTGGCAAGCGGGGCCGTTGATGGAGGCCACCATGGCCGAAATATTGAAGTTGCGCTCTTTGCCGCGATGCTGGCGGCCTCGCTCTTTCAGGTTGTAAGTGATGATTGGCGGTTGCTGCATACAAAAAGCCCTCAGTGCAAAAAAGCAGTGAGGGCTATGGTAGGTCAGTGCCGAGCGGCGGTTAGCGGCACTTTTCCGGGGTGAGTGGGATCGAGCGCCGCCGCGCGCTCAACTTGCCTCAGCAAACAACGAGTCAACCTCACTTTCGACCGATGCGCCCAGATCGCGCTCACTCTCGCGCTCGCCCGTGAGCGGGTTGTAACTGACCCCTTCCAGAAATGCGAAGCACACCGCATCCCACAAGTCCGGGGAGTTCATCCCCTCCCATTCGGTGCTGTGCTTGGGTGGCACCCGCACCCGCCCTTTGTCGGTGAAGGTTTTGGGGATCCGGCTGGACTGGGCCAGCAGCACGTTGCGGTGTTCGTTGGTGAGGATCGACAGTCGCCCCTCTCGCGCAGCGCGGGCTGCCTGGTGCATAGCTTGCGCCCGCAGGTTCATGTAGCGGTCTTTGTTGCGGTTCTGGAAGCACGGATTGCCCCAGTTGACGCGGTGAACCGGCTTGCTCATGTCTTCCAGATCCTGGCAGACGCTGATGCCAAGACCTCCCGAGTCCACCACAAAAACCGCGCCCTCGGCATCATCACCCGCCTCGGCCATCGCGGCAGCAATGCGGTTCGAGCGAATGCCGTTGGTGTGAATGGGCACGGCCACCACTTCGACCCGCCTGGCATTGGGGCCTCGGTCGCCATAGCCCACCACCCGCGCCAGCACCACCGCCGACTTATCGCGCAGCCCCTCGCCGCTCGCCACGTCACCCAGCACCAGCCAGCCGTAGGGCTCGCCAGGGTCGATGATGCGGCCGCGCTTATACATGCTCATCGCATCGGGCAGGCTCATCATGTGCTTGCTGGAATCCTGCGGAAACAGCCCCAGCAGCCGCACCCGCCGCTCATCATCGTCATAGCTGGCCCACAGCTCCGTGAGCGCATCGTCTGATACCAGCGGCGATTCGACTGAGCTAAAAGTGAGATTGGCCCACTCGCCACCGTTGGTGCGGGCCAGTTCGTGGTGAGTGCGCCAGAAGAAGCCGGCGTTACGGGTGGGCTGGCTGGTTAGCAACATCCGGTTGTGCTGCTCGGTCAGTGCACCCCTCAGCGTGGTCAGCACGGTATCCGATAGCGTGGAAGCCTCATCGCCAATAATAAACAGCCACTCGCCGTGGCGGCCCGCCATCTTGTTGGCGGTCTTGTCGTTAGCGGTCTTGGACTCCACGAACCAGGTATCTTCAAAGCCCCGGATCCGCGCGGTGGCGTTGGCCAGTATCTCGATATGATCGGCGATCCAGCCGTGGCAGCCGCGCCGCATCTTCTCCACCGCCACGCCGATCTCTTTCCACAGCGTGGCCTTGAGCTGGTCCATGTCGTTCGCCGTCACCAGCGTGATTGACTGCGGAAAACAGAGCATGTGCCATAAAACCATGTTCGCAACTGACGTGGTTTTGCCTGTCCCGTGCCCCGACGCCACCGACACCCGCGATCTGGACGGGGCCACCTCGGCATAAAGCTCAAACTGCTGCGGGGTGGGCGTCACGCCCTGCACTTCGACCGCAAAGCGGGCGGGATCTGGCGCGTAGCGCTCGCAAAAGGGCATCCAGCGCGGGTCTTCATGCAGTGGAGTGCGCTTTGCCATCAGTCACCCTCCTCGTCAAACGTGATGATCTCCTCATCGATGCGACTCGCCGCGCCTTGCTCACCATCGAGCAGCAGCCCCAAGCGCTGATCGCGACTTTGCAGCTGCTGGCGACGCTCTGCCGCCTCTTCCAGCACGCGACCATAGAGCTGATCCATCGCCTCCTTGTCCACCAGGGCAATGGTTGGCTTCTCGACCAGCTCCACACGCTCCTTCCACAGCTCCGGCTCGCGGTTGATCAGGTAAAACTTGATGCTTTGCGGGCAGGGCGGCACGTGCTTGACCACAGGCACCCGCACCACCTCGCCATCAACCACCTTGATCTCTTCGGCCTCATAGCTGTAACCCATCGCCCGCTGATAGAGGCGGCTCGCTACATTGGCGTTAGCGGACTGGCGGCCAGCGCGTAGCGCCTCGGCGAACTCTGGATAATCGCTCTGCCAGCGATAGATCGTGCTCTCGTTGACACCGATGGACTCTGCCAACTGCTCCATCGTCGAACCCAAAAGTGCCGAACGATAAGCCATCACCGCAAATGCCGGACGATAGGTAGCGCGACCGGCGGGCGGAATATCCATCACGTCAATCATTCCGCCATAGTAAAAGTCGTGCATCGCGGGATCTTTGAGCGCAACACTGGACCTCTCCCGTGCGCGCGTCGCTCTCACTTCCTCCCCTCTCTGCGCCCCGCCGTACTCATCGACATGGCTTTCGCTGGCTGGATCGCCATACCACGAGTCATCGTCATTGACTGGCGGAAAGTCTCCACTTGAGCCCTTGCGCTTGCTGGTTTTGGGGACGGCAGTGGGTTTCGCTGGTTTCTGGTTTTGGTTTCTCTGGTTTCTCTGGTTTCTCGATTTGGTTTCTCTGGTTTCGCTGGTTTCTGGTTTTGGTTTCGCTGGCTTGCGTCCCTTATCGCCCCCAGCCTTCTGCCACCCCTGCTTGAGTGCCATCTTGCGCACGGCGGGAGCGGAAACCGGCAGTGCCAGTTCTCGTACTAACCAGGTGTAGCCATCACGGGGGTCTGCTTGCCAGGCGCGCTTTATTTCCGCCCATTGTTCAGGGGTGAGTTTCGGTACAGCCATCAGTTAAATACCAAGTCGAGTTGCGGGGCACCGCCAGCGGCGGCGTTCTCTGCCCGAAAGCGCCTGACGTTGGCGCGGGCGGTGCGGGCGGCGGCGGCGGTGCGCTCAACGGCTGATACCAGTCGCGCGCCACCACGGAGATCTTGCCAGGTGTCGGGATTGAGCTCAGCCACCCGATAGAGCGCGGCCACAGCATCCTCCGACTCCTGCTTGATCAACATGATACCGCTCTCGACATGCTTGATGCGGCTCAGCATGCCGGCTTGTACCAGCACATCTCGCTGACGAATACGCTCCCAATCCTCGCGCATATGAAACATCATCTCGCGCAGCGCGGCGTGGCGACAGTCCTCTTGCTCCATGGTTGCGCTAATGCCGAGCAGGTAATCGAGTGAAACGTCGTAGATCTGCGCCGCGCGCTTGAGCATCCAGATGGGGATTTGACTGGAGTGGCGGCCGCTCTCGATCTTGCTGAGCTTGGTGGAATTGGCATAACCAATCTGCCGGGCGGCGTTAAGCTGACTCATGCCGACCATCTCCCTGGCCTCCCGCAGCCGCTCACCCACGGCGCGAGCCAACTCCTGCTGCTCCTGACGATTTGGCGTGCCCGATGTGCTGATCCTGGCTTTCCTGCACTGCTCCGACATACTGATTAACTCCTTGCAATCCCGAACTGATAAGGCGACGCGATTCGCCGTTCTGCCTATCACGCCGTCGTGGCGCTAATCTCGATCCTACCGTTCACCCCCCACTTTTTGGTTATTCTACCGTCCCAAACGCGACAATCCTCACTGAAAATGGCGTCAAGCAGGGCCTTTTCGAGATTATCCTTGTCTGGCGTCTGCTGATGTGGTTGGCCAGCCATCGCCAGGCGCTTTTGCTTGCTCCAGCTAGCTGGCATCGGCAGATAGAAGGTCACGTGATAGCCGGACTCCGGCAGCGTGATGCCAGCAGCCCTCACTTCGTCGCAATAGGCGCGGTAGCGCATCACGGAGGGGCGTTGCTGCCAGCGGTCGCGCTGCGTCATGCGTGGTTTCGGTACCGGCGTGATGTGATAAACCCGGGGGCTTGGGGGTGGCGGGCTGGGTTCGCATTGTTGGCGTTGCGCGGCGCGGCCGCCTTCCTCTATCGCCACCAGGCCTCGCACCAACCAACTGTGCAGCTGACGGCTGAGCCCGACAAACAACACTTCCTCACGCTCGCCGGGTTGCCAGTCATAGCGGATGCGACCATCTATCGCATCATGGCAGGCGGCGCAGGCTTCCACGGCAATCAGGTCATCCCCCTTGAGCGCCATACCATGCGGGGCACTGGGCAAGTGGGCCAATACCGTGGTTTCGGTACCGCCCTCACACACGCCGGGCAGCTGCACCTTGCAACACTGGCCGCGCGCTCCTTCGCGCAGCGCCTTTGAACGAACGGGACTGGACTCAAACCTCACAACACCCCCTTTTGGATTCTTAACATGCACGACTTGATCCACACCGCCGGAATGCCGGTGCGGCAACTCTCCTGCAAAATCGCCTCAGACACACGCTGGGCGCATTGCGCCTCGTTACCCTTACGATGCCATTCAGCTTGCGCCAAACGCTTTACCAGCCCCTTGGCAATCGCTCTGGCGGCGATCTGCCGCTGCAACTCCTGCTGCATTGCACTGCTCATCCTGCAAACCCCATCAACTGCGACACGGCGTTTTCAGCCTCCTCCTCGCCCGGGAACCGCTGACACAGTACATAACGCCAGCACACCCCGAACACCGCCCGATAGAGATCGGCAAACTCGGCCTGATCCATCCGCGAGAAGCGGACAGATTTAGCCTCCTTGCGCAAACTGCCGTCAGGCAGGGTCACCACGCTGTAGTAACCGGCCTCCACAGTCAGCCACTTGCGCATCACCTCAAACGACTTCTCGGCCTGCTCGCCAAAGCGACTGGCGCGGTGATCGGCCAACTGGCAGACAAACGCCTCCCGTGCCTGATCAAGCACCTGCCGATTGCCGCCATACTGGGCCAGATAGCGGACAAACCGCCCCAGCGTCTCTTGCTCAGTGCGTGACACCACTCCCCCGACAGGCTGCCAGTAGTCAAAGGTCAGATTGAGCAGGGCGAAGAAGCGGCGATGAAAGGCCAGATTGCGGCGACTGCTGGCCTTGGCGTGAATAGTGGAGCCTAACGGCAGGGCCTGCAGCGTATCTGCATCGGTCTGACTCAATGGCACCAGCACTCCACCGGTCAGCTTGGTCAGGGTCAGCTCGCTCATACCGCCCCCCGAAAGACCACCAGGCCAACCAGCAGTACGGTCACCACAAATGGCAACAGCAACAGCGGCAACAGCCATGAACGCGTCATGCCGGCCTCCTGATGCCATTCAGGGTCTGACGAAACCACTCACGGTGCGGTTCGTCCACCGCTTCGATGGCGGCCACCACCTGTGCCCGGTCAATCTCCTTGCGATTCAGACGCCAGCACAACAAGTGGGCCTGCTTGGTCAACTCGATGCGTTGGCGGTCGCGCTCGGGTAGCTTGGTGAGGTTAAAGCTCATGCTGCCACCCCGCGCAAAACGCCATCGCGGATCAAGCGCGCCACCAACCACTGCTGGCCCTTACCGGTGATCAGCGGGGTAAAGCTCAAGCGCACCTCGCCGTTGGTGCGGTACGTGCTTTCGCGGGTGGCGAAGTATCCGCGGTCAATGAACTCCTGCATCGGCAGGTTCCAACGCTCACCCCGGCAACTCATCAGGATTTTGCGTTCGCGCAGCAGAGCGAACAGCGTGGAGGGGCCGATGCCAATCGTCTTGGCAAAGGCTGACAGCACCACTCCCTTGTCAGCGCTGGCGATCTGCTCGGCAAAGGCTACTTTGGGGGCGGCCAGCGCCAGCTGCTGACCGACCTGCTCCAACTCCAGCGCCAAGCGACCCGCCTCAAGCAGGGCTGCGGCGTAGGTTTGTGGGATCTGCGGCCCCTGTTGAGATTCCAGCTGCTGCCAGCGATCCACAATGCGAGCGGTGAATTCGGGACAGTTCTGAGCCACCAGGATCAGCGAGTCGCGTTTGATAAGCAGATATTCGCCATAGGTGTTGCCACGTTCGGTCTTAAATTCACGCTCAGCCAATGGCTGACCGTCACCAATCACGCCAGACTGCCACAGCCTTTCAGCGCTGCGCTTGATATCGCTGTGATTTTTGTCGAGCATCTCCGCAATCTCGCGGGTGCCCATAGTCATCTCGGTACTGGTGATAATGCTCATTGTCAAAATTTGCCCTTGATCCTTAACGCAATCCCATCGTCAGCGTGGCAACCAGCCACACCGTCAGCCACACCAGCGCGGTGACGGTCACTGTGCGCCTCGCTAATCGCTGCATGGCATCACCTCCAGCCTGGCGCGCCGCTGCAGCGGGCTGCGCAGCGCATTGACGGCGACCAGCACCGCGGCGGGATCGGCCCCCTGCACCAGGTAGTGCCCCGCCTCGTGAGCGGCCGAGGTATATCCAAGTTGGCGCGGGCAATCGGCCACTTCCAGCAACACCCGCTCCCCGCGCTGGCAACGCACAGCGGGATAGACCGCGATCCGGCAGTGGGTGGCTGACTGCACGGCGGCAATGACGTCCGTGTTTAGGGTGATCATCAGTAATCCTCCCTGAGGTCGCAAAAGCGCATAAACGGCGCTTCCCAACGAGTGCGCACAATGCCGGTTGGGCCGTGGCGGTTTTTGACGTAGTTGATCTCGGCAATGCCCCGGTCTGTGCTGTCTTCGTGATACACCTCGTCGCGGTACAGCGTCATGATCTGGTCGGCCTCTTTCTCGACCTCTGACGAGTTAGCGATATCGCCCATGCCCGGCCGCTTGTTGGCGCGCTCTTCACAGGCGCGGTTGACCTGCGCCAGACAGATCACCGGGATGTTTAGCTCGCGGGCCAGCTCCTTGAGCCGCATCACGTTATCGCCCACCTGCTGCCAGCGCTCGGCGTTGGGGTTAACCCCCTTGATGCGTTGCAGGTAATCGACGTACAGCGCTGACAAGCCGTGCTCATGCTTCCAGCGCCGGGCAAGTCGCTCGATCTCGGTGATGCTCACCCCTGACTTGTCAAAGACCCGCATCTTGGTGTTTAACAGTCTGCCCGTTGCGCCGGTCAGCCTTGTCCAATCCTCATCATCCAGGGTGCCAGTGCGCATCTTGTGGCTGCTCACGCGGCCATCCATGCAGCACAACCGCACGCCAATTTGCGCCACCGGCATTTCAGCGGAGATCAGGCCAAGCGAATACCCCTCTGGCGCGGCCATTGCCCCCAAAATCATGTTCAACAGCAGGGCGGTCTTGCCCATGGCTGGTCTGGCCGCAATGATCACCAGATCGGAGTTGTGCGCCCCGTTGGTCGCCTCATCCAGCGCGGCAATGCCATAGGTCACCCCGCGAGCCTGGCCTTGCTGAGATGCCTCGAAGGCATCCACGGCGGCGCGAGCCACGCCCTCGACGCTAAACTCGTATTGATTACTGGGCTGAGACACTCGCATCAGCGCGGCTGCCAACTCGTCGGCGACGTTCTCGCCCCGCTCCAGGCGCGGCAGTGCCTCCCGCAGCATCAGGTAGGTCGAGCGCAACCGGTGACGCTCCAGCACGATGGACTGGTAGCTGGCAAAGTTCGCCGCGCTCGGGGTGTTCTTGGCGATCTCGACCAGGTAGGCCACTCCGCCAGCGAGATCCAGTTGGTCGCGGCGTGACAGCTCGTTCTGCAGGGTCAGCAGGTCTATCGGCTGCTTGCTCAGGTGCAATGCTTGGCAGGCGGCGAAAATGCGCTGGTGTGGCGCAGAGTTGAACTGGGCTCGGTCGAGCAAGCACTCCGCCATCAGGTCGCCATTGAGCAACAAGCAACCAATCACAGACGCCTCGGCATCGTGGCTGTAGAGCCGCTCGCTCATGTGCAGCTCGCGCTGTACGGGGGTGTTCACAATCGCAGTCATGATCACTCCTCCCCAAACATTTTTGGTTTGCGTGGCTCAGGCTGGCGAACCGGCTTGCTGGCAGGGCGCTCCTCGCCAAAGGCGCGGGGCATCGGTGGCTCGGGTCGGCGTGATGCTTGCTGCGGTCTGGTTTTTGTCGCCAGCAGTGACCGACGAGCCCAGTTGCGCCAGGTTTTCTCCCAATCGAGTTTTACCGCCTTGCTGCCAGGTAGGGATTGCCAGTAGTCAGCGAAGGTTTGCGCCTCCAGCAGGATCTGTTCTCTGGGCAGGCCGGTGTTTTCCATTGCCCACTGTCCCCAAGATTTGGGGAGTACCCAGTCGTTCGGTAGGCGTGTTCCACGGAGTGGTTTTTCGCAGTGCGAGTTTTCGCAGTGGTGTTTCTCCCCCTTGGGGGAAAGAGGGGGATCTTTAATCTCTGTAGTAATCTCTGTAGTAATCTCTGTATTTGTCTCACGTTTAAACGCATGGGGTGTTACGTTTGAACGTAGGAGGGTCTTACGTTTAGACGTAACAGGTGTTCCGGTCGTGATAGCCTCAACCGAATCCGCTACCGGCTCAATAAACAGCACATTGTTCAGCGTCATCCCGCCCTGAACGGTCACAGATCGAAGCTCAAGAGTTATTAGGCCCGCATCCCGCAGACGCTTAAGAGCATCAGTAACCTCTCGCTTGGAGAAGCCAAACTGGTCGGAAAATGACTGGTAGCTGCGCTGTAGCTTGTCGCCATGAAAGCGCTTGATGTAGCCAGTTACAGCGCCGGTCTGCTCATCACGAACCTCTGTTGGTCGGTACCAGTAGATGATGTCTGAAAGCAGAACGATAGCGGTGCAGTCAGGCTTGCCGCTCCCGAACGTGATTGCACTCCACCAGGTAGCAGGGATCACGTTCCCGGTGATATTCAGGCGACCAATCGCTGCGACTGCCTCGGTGGGCTTCTGATGGCTCATTTCTGACCTCTCTGCGGGGTGATGGTGTATCCGCACTCTGCTTTCCTGTGAACAACCAAGTCCCCAGACATATCTCCGATCAGCCGAATTGCTAGGTGGCCTGCTCGCTCCAGCCTATTGGTCTCGATGAGCAGGGCTTGGCTTGAGCAGCAGCAAAAATCTGTCAGGATTTTATGAGGGATGATGCGCTCCCCCTCGCCATCCATTGACCCTGCCATCAGAATGCGAATCATGATCAACCGCTGTAGCGGGTTGGCGAAGTCGTGCTCGTGGGCAAAAGTTGCGTTTTTCACGTTCAAACCCCCAGCTCATCGGCGAGGCGGCGAACGGCCTGCTCATATTCGTACTGGGTCAGCCCTTGCTGGCGCAGGGATTGCTTGCGTTGCTCGTACTGCTCCCACACCGTTACCGGCGCGAAATCTGCTGCATTACCCACGAATCATCTCCTCCTGCATGCTGCGCAGTTGGCCATAGATGACCCGCGCCTGACGGGCAGTGATCGGCAAGGTTTCGCCCATCACCACCAATAAAAACCCGTTGCAAAACTTCAAGCGCGGGATCACTTGCAATTTAACCGCCGCTTCAATATCCTTTTTCA